AGAAGGGGATAGTGATAACTCCCAACCTCAAGAGAATGATGGGTCCTATGGTGGAACCGCTCAGGGGGACCAAACTCCAGTGAATTCTTCTGGTGAAGAAAGTGAACCTGAAGTTCGCACTGCCGACTCTTTGGAAGAAAAACTTCGTGACCTTGTTGGTAGTGATGCTTATGAGAACAACTACGTTGAAGTTCCTCAACTGAATCTGGACACGGTTATTGGCAGAAACTCTGAGATTCATAAGGATATCAATAACTCCTTTGCTCATCAACAGAAACTTCATAACGAACACGCAAAAGATAAGGGATATACTCCAGCAAATCTTTACAAAGAATCTGATATCGAGTTTCGGAAGTTTAAGACTTCTGCTCAAAAGGAAGTGAACTACCTGGTCAAGGAGTTTGAATGTCGCAAAGCAGCAGACCAATATGCTCGTGCTTCAACTGCTCGCACTGGTGTTCTTGATACTTCTCGTCTTCATACCTACAAATACAATGAAGATCTGTTTAAGAAAGTTTCAGTGATTCCTGATGGCAAGAATCATGGTCTGGTGTTTGTGTTGGACTGGAGCGGTTCTATGTCCGATGTGATGATTGATACTTGTAAGCAACTCTTCAATCTGGTGTGGTTCTGTAAGAAGGTCTCTATTCCTTTTGAGGTATATGCTTTCACAAATGAATGGCGTCGTGGAGAGTACGATTATGAGAATGATAAGTATCTTGCTGCTGATCGCACTCCTCACTATCAGAAAAAGGAGGGTTTGTTGCTTGTAGATGAAACTTTCTCTATGATGAACATTCTTACAAGCAAAGTGAATGGTAAAGAACTTGAGCATCAACTTCTCAACATTTGGCGTCTTGCTTACTGTTTTTCTAGGACTTACAGTTCTCCTTATACTTACTCCAATCGGATGGCTCTTTCTGGAACTCCTCTGAATGAAGCATTGATTTCCCTTCACCAAATTCTTCCAAAGTTTCAGAAAGAAAACAAACTCCAGAAGGTTCAGTGTATTGTTCTGACTGATGGTGAAGCAAACCAACTCGTTTATCATAAAGAAGTTCAGCGTTCTTATTCAAAAGAACCTGTTCTTGGAACTGGATACATTCATCCAGAAAATACTTTCCTTCGTGACCGTAAACTGGGAACAACTTATAATGTTGGATACGGATATCACACTTTCACTGATACTCTTCTTAAGAACCTGAAGGACAAGTTTTCTTCAATGAACTTTATAGGCATTCGTGTTATTGAAAGTCGTAATGCTCATCGTTTCATTCAACTTTATCATTCTCAACTTGATAAACAGTATGAAAAAATCCAGAATGACTGGAAGAAACTGAAGAGTTTTACTATCACCAACTCTGGATATGATGCTTATTTTGGTCTTTCTGCTACAGCACTTTCTCAAGATACAGAGTTTGAAGTTGCTGAAGATGCCACAAAATCGCAAATCAAATCTGCTTTTGTCAAATCTCTGAAGACCAAAAAACTAAATAAAAAGGTATTAGGAGAATTTATCTCTTTGGTAGCATGAAGACATTCCAGGAATTTATCGCAGAGTGTTCCTCTATTCAGGAAACATCTTTGAATAGAGTTCGCTCAAAATCAGAGAAGGGTGGCATGGCAATCATGTCTGCCCAAAGAGGTGATAAATCAAAGAAAGAAAATAAAGCACGTTCAAGACAATTAGAAAAGGATATTAGAGGTGCTGGTCTTCCAGGACCTACTAAAGTGTCTGGTAGATACACTGAAAACCCAGGAACTGCTCAGGAGAAAAAAGTTGGTGAGAAATCGCACGTAGTTTCTTCTGGTAAGATGGGTAAGAAAAAGTTTAAGAAAGCAATCACTAAACTTGGTAAGAAGTATAATCAGGATTCTGTTCTGATTCAAAAGAAACCAAAAGGTGGCGCTCAACTGGTTGGAACTAACAAGTCTTGGCCAGGTGAAGGTAAGCGTGTTAAAGTTGGTAAAATGAACCCAGGCAAAACTGGAGAGTTTGATACTAAAGTGAAGAACAAAACATTTACTTATGAGGAATATGAAAACTAAATTTCCACTTGAACATGTCGTTAAGTACGACACCAAAGAAGTATGGATTAAGTGTAATAGCAGCACAACTGCTATGGGCATTCCAGCACTTGTGAAAAAATATTATCCTGGATATACGGGACATATTGCTAGTGCTGACTACCTTGAGGAACTCAAGAACCAGTTGGCGAACTGACCACTGGAGGTCCTTGCGACCCCCTTTTTCGTTTATAATGACTAGGTTGAAACGAAACACACATGGCACTCTCTTCCGACTACATCCGCACTTCACTCCAAGCACTCTACGGCAACAGCGTGACTGGTGCTGACGTTCGTGCGTGGTGTGCTCTGAATGATTCCAACTATCAAACCGTCACTAAAAAAATCGAACAGTTCAAGGTTGGTCGTGGTAAGTGGAACCTTGAAGTAACACAACAAAAGGTAGAAGAAATCGAACGTACTTTCCAAGCACCCGCAGTGGTTCCTCCAGTAGAGCAAAATCTCATTCCTGAAAAAGATGATACCTTCGTCAAGTTTGGTAACTTTGCTGATGTTAAAAAGATTATTCAGTCCCGTCTCTTTTATCCTACGTTCATTACGGGTCTTTCGGGTAATGGTAAAACGTTCAGTGTGGAGCAAGCGTGTGCTCAACTTAAGCGTGAACTGATCCGTGTAAATATTACGATTGAAACTGATGAAGATGACCTTATCGGTGGTTTTAGGCTTGTTGATGGGAACACTGCATGGCATAACGGTCCCGTCATCGAAGCACTTGAGCGAGGAGCAATCCTCCTCCTGGATGAAATCGACTTGGCATCAAACAAAATCCTCTGTCTTCAGTCCATTCTAGAAGGTAAAGGTGTGTTCCTGAAAAAGATTGGTCGTTGGGTGAAACCTGCTGCTGGGTTCAATGTGATTGCCACTGCTAACACCAAGGGTAAAGGTTCTGATGATGGACGCTTCATCGGAACCAACGTGCTCAACGAAGCATTCCTGGAGCGTTTCCCTGTGACCTTTGAGCAGTCCTATCCCAACCCCGCAACGGAGCAGAAAATCCTTGAGGGTATTGCTCTGGACCTTGGCGTGGAAGACCGTGAGTTCTGTAAGCGTCTTGTGGACTGGGGTGATATCATCCGCAAGACTTTCTACGATGGTGGTATTGAGGAAATCATCAGCACTCGTCGTCTGGTTCACATCATCCGTGCCTACAGCATCTTCCAAGATAAAGCAAAGGCAATCCAAGTTTGTGTGAACCGCTTTGATGATGAAACCAAACAGGCTTTCTTGGAACTGTATGATAAAGTGGATGCTGATTTCCAACTCCCCGTTGACCAGGAGCAACAATCCTGATAAAATATAAGGAGGTCAATGTGCCTCCTCTTTTTGTCCTTTTACTATGAAACGAAATGTCTGAAAACTTTGAGAGCACTTACGAAAGTTCCCTACCAGATTCCTGGAAAGATACTGTGATTTATGGTGGGGAAGGAACTGATACTATCTCCTTCAATGGAGCACAAGATTTTGTCTATGCCGCACAATCTGTTCCTTTCACTTACTTTGGAGATTATGCTCCCGACACTATTACTTTTAATTTGAATATGCCCGAAGATACGAATAAAAACGGATTCTGGAAATATGAGGAAGACAAAACTCTAAAAGAGATTGAGCAATATCTTTCTAGCACTTATCACTCACACTACACTTCAGAAACTTCTAAAACTCAAACTCTTGATTTGATTGAGAGTATTGGCGACAGTGAAGCATTTACTCGCTCAAACGCTATCAAGTATCTGTCTCGCTTTGGTAAGAAGAATGGTAAATCTAAGATGGACATTCTGAAAGCAATCCATTATTGTATTCTTCTGTACCACTTTGCTGGTCTTCACAAAAACACTACTTCTGACTTTCCCTATTGATTATGAAACTTTCTGATAAAACTCTTTCCGTCCTAAAGAACTTCTCTTCTATCAATCAGTCCATTCTCTTCCGTGAAGGTAACAAACTTCGCACTATCAGTGTGATGAAGAACATTCTTGCTGAAGCAACCATCACCGAAGAACTTCCTAAGGATTTTGGTATCTATGATTTGAACCAGTTTCTGAATGGTCTTGGTCTTCATCAAAGTCCAGAACTGGATTTTGATAATGATAGTTATGTGGTTATCCGTGAAGGAAAGATGCGGTCCAAGTATTTCTTCGCAGATCCGAATGTAATCATCACTCCTCCTGAAAAAGACATCAATCTTCCTACTGAAGATGTTTGCTTTGAGTTGAGCACAGAGCAACTGGATAAACTCCTCAAGGCAGCAGCAGTTTATCAACTTCCCGATATCTCCGCTGTTGGAGAAGCAGGTGTGGTGAAACTTGTGGTTCGTGATAAGAAGAACGATACCTCCAATGATTTCTCTATCGTTGTTGGTGAAACCGACTCCGAGTTTGTCTTTAACTTCAAGGTAGAGAACATTAAGATTCTTCCTGGAACTTATGAAGTTGTCGTGTCACAAAAACTTCTGTCACGATTCCAGTCTAAGAACCACGACCTGTGCTATTATATTGCTCTGGAGCCTGATTCTACTTTTGGTTGATGAACATTTTTGTCACTTCTCCTTGGCCCGCTGAAAGTGCCATTTGCCTCCCCGACAAACACATCGTCAAGATGCCCCTAGAGTGCTGTCAGATGCTTTCTATCGTGGCATCAGACAAGTGGGGACACGGGTACGGAACTCTTCCAAAGGCGGATGGAACCCCCTACAAGACCGAGAAAGGAGCATTCCGCAATCACCCCTGTACCAAGTGGGCACTGGAGAGTATCCACAATGCCTACTGGTTAATCAAGTGGGGACTGAACTTGTCTGATGAATACTGCCTGCGGTATAATAAAACTCACTCCTGTTATAAAACTCTTGTGGACGCATACTATTTGTTTCCAAAAGGTAAGATTACAGAAGTGACTCCATTTGCT